CATTATATCAATATATATTTAAATAAAGTACATATATATATATATATTTTATGAAAATTATTATAATAGGAGCAGGTTGGTATGGGTTACATACTTATATTTTTTTAAAATCAAATTTAAAAGGTTGTAATATTAAAATACTTGAAAAAGATACTATATTTTTCAATAATTCATCAAATTTCAATCAAAATAGACTACATTTAGGTTACCATTACCCGAGATCTTACAAAACCCGAAACCTTTGTTTAAAAGGTTATAAAAAATTTATAAATGAATATAGAGAAGTTATAGATTTCATTGACTTTAATTACTATTTAATATCAAAAAAATCTTTTATAGATTATAATACATATCTATCTATATTTTCTGATAAATGCTATCATCATGATATTATTGAAAACAATACTTTCACAAATATAGATGGTAATATCATAAATACTAAAGAAAAAATCATAAATTCTAATAAGGTTAAAAAACTTTTTAAAAAAAAAATTAATAAAAATGATTTATATCTTGGATTAGAGGTTAAAAAAATATCACGTAAAGATAACAAAATTGTTATAAACGATGATTTAGAATGTGATTTATTAATTGATTGTACATACAATCAATTAAATCTATCAAAAAAAAAATATATATATGAATTAACTATTAGTCTATTGTATGATAGAATAAATTTTGATGAAAAATTTGAATCTATAACTGTTATGGACGGTCCATTTTTTTCATTATTTCCTAGAGATATATCAAAAAAAATATATACATTAACTCACGTTACTTATACACCTATTATAAAATCTAATAAAATAGGAGATATAAATAAATATATTTTACAAAAAGAAACTGTCGAAAATATAAAAGAAAAAATGGAAGAAACTGTTTTAAATATATATCCCAACTTTAATAAAAATTTTCGTTATAAATCATATTTTACGTCATACAAATGTAAAATTGCTTGTGCAAATGATAGTAGAGAATGTATTATTGAAGAAAATAATAATATTATTAATGTAAATTGTGGAAAAATAATAGGAATATTTGAATTTGAAGACTATTTGAAAAAAAAGCTTAAATTATAATTTACTATTGTATTTATAATATGTTAGAAATACAGAAAAAATTAACAAATATACCATATATGAAAATATATAAGGATGTTGGATTTAATTGTAAATTTGGTTTTAACCTGGATGGGGGCGAAACCCCGGTTAACCCTGACTTGATTTTTAATACATTAGATTATTATGATATTAAAGTTCCAAATACTTGGAGTTCAAAAATATCAGTAAAAAAAAAAGGAAATAAGAAAATAGTTATTAAACCAGGTGATACAGAGTATAAGTTTCGCACTTTTCTTGCCGAATCAAATCATTTTTTTGATATGTCATTTCTTAGTAATACACATAATCAAGAAGCACGTCACCAAATATATACACGTATGTTTAATAATTATAAATATTTAAATAGATTAGATATTAGTAATAGTGAAATTATTACTATAAATGATAAATGTGTATATCTTAGCACTAGTTTAACACCAGCTAACGCGGGTCATGATTTATTTTGTATCCTAGAAAGATATAAAAAATTTTATCATATTACGGATATTAAATTTATAATTTTTGAAGAACATTTAAATACAAATAATTATGAAATTATTAAAATATTATTTAATCCAGATAGGTTGATTAAAATAAAACAAAATACAGTTTATAATTTTACATCACAAATAATTATGTATGAAACAGCTATTCATTATCCTCATAATCATGTTAAAACTATTAGTTATATTAAAGAAAAAATAATTAATAATGTAGAAACGCAAGATAAATATAAACATTTTATTAACTTAAAAAATAAAAATGTAATAATAATTAAAAATTCTAAATATAATAGGATAGTGAGTTCATTTGGTAATTTTGGAGATGTGACAAATTTATATAATTTATTACAAAATAATTGGATAATAATAAATCCTGAAAAAGATGATTTTATAAAATTTTCATACATATTACTTAACGCAAAAACTATTTTAACTAGTTATCATGGTGGAATATCTTGTGCTAATCAAATTTTTTATAATTTAAATGCCAGAATAATAGCTACAACACCAACGCGAAATACAATATATTCTAAAAATAAACCTCACTGTATTTTTAAAAATGACATTTTTTGTCACGGATGGTATTCAAATGTAGTCAAAGATTATATTACATTTCCTCATAATATTTCGATAGTCGAAGCACAAAAAGTAACGGGTATTTTGAATAATGTAATAGGTTAAATATTAAAATATGTTTAAAAATAAACACATTTTAATATTATATGAACAACGCTATTTTTGGATATTCTGGATTTGTGGGTAGTTATTTAACAAGATTTTACAAATTTAATTATTTGTATAATTCTAAAAATATAATAGACGCAAAAAATAAACATTTTGATACTATATTTATTTCTTGTATTCCAGCAAAAAAATGGTTTGCGAATAAATTTCCTCAAGAAGATACAAATACTATTTCGAATATTAAAAGTATACTTAAAACTATTAAAGCAAATAAAGTAATTTTAATTAGTACAATAGATATTTATAATAATATAAATGATAAATCAAATGAAAATACAGTAATTAATATTACTAATCATACTTATGGGAAAAATAGATATTTATTTGAAGAATTTGTAAAATCACATTTTACAGATGTTTTAATTATTCGTCTTCCGGCTTTATTTGGAAATGGATTAAAAAAAAATATTATATATGATTTGATTAATAATAACAATGTCGATAAAATTTATATTAACTCCAAATTTCAATGGTATAATTTAGAATGGATTAAAGAGGATATTGATGTATGTTTAAAAAATAAATTAAAAAAATGTAATTTATTTACTGAACCAATGGAAACATCTAAGATATTACAATTATTTCAAAATAAATATACATTTGAAAATAATCCAACAAAACTATTTAATTACGATTGTTGTACTATAAATTATAAATATTTTAAATTTGGTCACAACAGTTATATTAGAAATAAGGATATTGTTTATAAAAGTATAGAACAATTTGTAAAACAACAACAAATCGCAAAATTATCAAAATTTAAGTTATGTGTTTCTAATATTTCTAATTATTCATTAAAAAATGAACAATACTATAACATTTTAAAAAATTATGGAATAAAATATATTGAAATAGCACCTACAAAATTTGATGAATGGAATCAATTGATTATAAAAAATAAATTAATTGAAGAAAAAGAAATTATGAAACAATGTGGTCTAACCTTATATTCATTTCAAAGTATTACCTATACTATTCAAAATAATATTTTTGATTATAGTAATGATATTTTATTGAAACACTTAAAAAACGTAATAGAACTTGCAATAAAGTGTGATGTTAAAAATTTAGTTTTTGGTTGCCCTAGAAATAGAAAATTACTTGATTTAAATAAAGATAATGATGAGATTTTTATTGAATTTATGTCAAAGTTAGGTAACTATATTGGAACTAGAAAACTAATTATTTCCATTGAAAATAACAGTAAAAAATATAATTGTAATTATTTAAATACAATAGAACAAGTTGGCGAAATAGTAAAAAAAATAAATAATCCAAATATTAAAATGATGGTAGATATTGGCAATTGTATAATGGAGAATGATAATATTACAAATATCATAAAATATAAAGATTTGATAAATCACATACATATTAGTATGCCTTTCATGAAACCTCTTATAAAATACAATAAAATAGAATACACAAATTTTATAAATATACTAAAAAATATAAATTATGATAAAATTATATCCCTTGAATTTTTAAATAATAATGAAAATGATGAATTGAAACTACTTGATAACACATTAAATAATTTTGTTAATTTAATATTAAATAAATAGTAAATATAATTATATATATGACATCAAAAAAGAATATCTGTTTTGCGACTTTTGCTAGAAATGAACGTATTAGATTACCAATATGGTTAAATCATTATCGACAATTTATTACAGATGATGATATTTATGTAATTGATCAAAATACTACTGATGGTAGCACTAGTAATTTAACATGTAATGTTATTAATGAACCACATGAAGGTGTATTTGACCATGCGTGGTTAAGACAAATGCTAACAAGAAATTTAAAAGAATTGCTTAAAAAATATCATATTGTAGTATTAAATGAATGCGATGAATTAATGGTGACACATAATAATGAAAATTTAAAAGATTATCTTATAAAAACTTATAAACGACAACCTTTAAAAAATGGTGCTACTTCCCTTTTTGATGTTCTCCAGTTCGATAACGAACAAGATTATGTATTAGGTGATAAAATTAGTAAAATTAGAAATTACCTATGTAAATGGCAAGGAAAAAAACATACTATTCATACATCCTGTATGAAAGAATTACCAAATGGTTTCCATAGCGGGTATGGATATTTAGATAACAATCTTTCTACCATACACATACAATGTTTAAATTCTTCTTATTTAACTGAAAAAATAAAACAAAGAATTAAAGAAAAAGAAGTGCATGGACAAGGTGATGATTTTGCGTGTTGGGATGTACATTATAAGGTAGAAGTAATAGATAAGTATATGAATGATTTGTTGGGAAGAAAAGAGTTAGCACCTAACTGGTTTAAAAATAATATATATTTATAAATTATATGAATATTTTTGCAATAGGTGATAGTCATTCTATATTTTTTTGGAACTCTGAAATAATAAAAGAACATTGGGTTTCATTTGCCGGGTTACCTTTAACTTGGTATCAATTAATAAAAAGAGGGTTAGACATTTATAACGTCGGTACAAAACTTGGTAAAGGACATGAAAAATATAATATTAAATCAGGCGATTTTGTTTTATTTTGTTATGGTTGGAATGATATACAAAAAAATATTTATAAATATGCGAAAGATAATTATAAATCAGAAATAGAACGTCTTATTAATAAATATGGTGAATTATTAAAAAACTATAAAAATAAATATAATATTACACCAATTATTCAAAATATAATGCCAAATCCATTAAAAGAAAGTAGAAGTATAAATGGTGACGCTGATGTAAGGAATATGTATATAAAATATGCGAATCAATATTTATTCAAGTATTGTAAATATAATAATATTTTATTTTTTAATGTATACGATTTGGTTGCTGATGAAAACGGATATTTAAAATATATATATACTAAAGATAAAATTCATTTAGATTATGATAATGTTTTTTTAAGAAAAATAATTGATACTAAATTAATAAATCTGGTTAACCAACATATTTAGAACCACATACTGTAACTTGTCCTTCATAACCAATATCATTAATAAAATTAACATTCATATAATTTATATGTTTTAAATAATGTCCAAATAATATTTCATAACCTATCATATTTTTCATATGTATTTCTGTTTGTAGTAAAAAATCCAATAATATAGATACATTGTTACTAGGTATTTTAAAAAAAGATGTAAATATATTATTTACATTTCCATTTATTTTTTTAAAAATTAAATTATTATTATTGAATATATCATAATCAAATTCTTTATTCAACCAATAACGACCACATATCTTAAACAAATTATTAAATTTGAATTCTTTATCTGTTAGATATTGCAATGCTTGAATGGTCATAGTTCCTTCACCTAGTGATTTTGATTTTCCAAAAATTTTTGGATGTAATTCTTTTCTTTCCCATAAATTTAAAACATAATCACATTCTTTTTCAAAATAAGATTTTTCTTCTTCGGTAAAATCAGTACATTCTACTATCATTAACTTACAATTGGGTATTTTTTCTTTAACACTTTCAATTGTTTTCTTTGTTTGTTTAAATCTTTCTTCTCTTGTAAATACGGAACGTACTTTACTATAACTTAATGGTAGATTAGGTGTATTTATTACTGATGTTATTAAAACTAAATTATTCATTTAAATATAATTAATAATATATATTTAAATGAATATACCAATAGAAATTATTTGTAAAATTATATCTTACATTCCCAAAAAAAAATGTTACCGTTGTAATAAACAAATATCCCCAATAGATAAAAAAATTATGTGTTATAATAAAACATTTTGTTCAAATAATTGCATTATATATCAATATTAGTAATATTTCATAAAAATCTTATTAAATATTAAAATTTAATATTTAATAATATGTCAAACATGTCAAATATACCAAAAATTATTCATCAACTATGGATTGGTCCAAAGCCACCTCCCACGAAATTCATGGACACCTGGAAAAATATCCACGAACCAATCGGTTTTCAATATATCCGTTGGACAGAAGCAGAACTGAATAAACGCGGCTTTAAAACACAACTAGGTGATAAGATTAACGATATGAATGAAATAAATGGTAAAGCAGATATTATTCGTTGGGAATTACTTTACGAATATGGTGGTATTTTCGTCGACGCCGATTCCATTTGCATTGAACCTTTTACCGACTTATTATCATTAAATAAATCTTTTGCCGGTTATGAAAATGAACAAGTCCGCGCTGCTGGATGGGCAAACCAAGAATATAGCGATGTTCTCGCACCAACTCACCCTCTCATTGCAACTGGTACAATGGCTTTCCCACCCAAACATGAACTTCCTCGGCTGGCAATAGAATGGATTAAAAACAATCCTGTTTCATATTTTGCAACACAACAAAGAGCATGGAGAACTGTTGGTCCCGGTTTATTAACACGTCTTTATTTTTCAAAGAAATGGAAAGATATCACAATTCTACCTTCCTATTATTTTCTACCAATACATGCGTCCGGTCTTGAATACAAACAACACGGTCGCGTTTTTGCCTATCAAGAATGGGGTTCTACCAAAAATAGTTATG